TGAACAGGCTCTGATGTTTCAGTAGTTGTTTCTGTGTCTACTGCATCGTTGTTATGTAACTGACCTACACTTGGTATACCTACAGAAGTGGATGACTGTGTATCACTAGCATCAAAGATGTTAAGTTCGTCTACATCAGGGTTAGTAACCTCAGTGCTTGTGTCTATACTTACAGAAGCTAGTACATTTCTTTGTGCTATAACAGGACTGTCTACTTCATCAGTAGTCTGAATATCATCAGCTAATAAGTGAATAGCAATAACAGCTGCAGGTACTCCTGTTTCTGTATTAGATTCAGTATCACTTGAAGTGATGTTATGGTATTGTGTTATAGTACCCGATGATGTTTCAGAAGTACCTTCAACTGGTCTAGGTGAAAGAATACCTAACTGACCTATTACTGGTGTTGTTACTTCAGACGTATCTGTTTCAATGCTGTCCGCTAGTAAGTTGTTTATTTCTGTTACTTTAGGTTGTGTTAGCTCTGTAGGTAATTCTAAGTCTGGAGCCTCTAGTGTCTCTACCTGTGTGATAGAGGGCTCTGTAACATTACTTAGAATATTATTAGTATCTTGTGTATTTGTAAATATGTTTAATTCACTAAATACAGGTGTTGTTATTTCAGATGTTGAAACTAAATCAACAGCATCAAATGGGTGAAGCTGTGTTAATGCAGGTGTTGTAAGTTCTGAAGGTAACTCTAAACTGTCTGCTAATATGTTATGATACTGTCCTAGTCCTACCATAGTTAAAGTAGTAGAAGAATAGTTATCTGTAGCGTCTAGTATATTTAATTCATCTACATCAGGGCTAGTAACCTCAGATAAAGGAGTAGACACGTTTACAGAGAGGAGTGCATTTAACTCACTGAAGGTAGGAGTTGTAACCTCAGATGCTTGTTGTGTAATTATATCTTCAGCTAGAATAGTTTGATGCTGAGCTATAACAGGTGTTGATGTCTCTGCTTGAGGGTTTAGATCATCTGCGAGAAGTACTTGGCCTAACGCAGGTGAGGATACTTCAGAGTTTGTAAAGATACGGCGAGAGTTACCGTAAATGTCTTGATTATACCTAGCAGAACCATACTTGTTAGTACTCTCTGCTTGAAGGTTTTTATGAAAAGCAGGTTGGCTGACCTCAGCTTGTGAAGAAATACCAGGTTCACCGTATGTTCCAGAGCCATAAGAGTCTGTACCATACAATGCTTGATTGGGTGCACTTGCTTGAAAGTTGTGATCAGCCATCTTTGTTAACGCCTACTAAGCGTCACGGATAGTAATAGAAACTGCGTCTAATGAGAAAGTGTTACCAGTAGTAACAGCTTGTGAAGCACTCAAAGAACCAGTTGCATATAGTGTGTCTGAACCGTTAGTCAATGCCCAGAATGCTGCAGTACCTGTACCTGTTACAGCACCTGCAGTAATAGCAGGAACGATTACACGTCGACCATCAGTTGCACCGTTCTCAGGAGCACCTGTGTTAACTGTATCGTTACCAAGTGAAAGTGTTGAAGTAGCAGCCGTATATGTTGTAGGCTCAGCAGAGCAGATATCTAAACGAGTACCGTTAGTATCTACTATTGTAAGTCCACCATCAAACACTGCATCAGCGATAAAAGCCATAATGTGAATCCTTTTGTAATGGTTTTAAATAGATAGAGAGCCCCATCATTGGGACTCCCTGTATTCGTTTAGTTTATGCTAAGTTGTATTTAGCTGTTACTAACGCTTCTGGACGTAGAATCTTACGGCCATATAAGTGCATTCCACGTACGATGTCTGCAAATGAGTCAACGTCACGGTATGTTTCAGTCTTGTTGATTTGCTCAGCAGTTGCTACAGCAGAATCGTGACCGGCAACAATAGCACCGTAGTTAGTGTTTTGGTTAGCAGTACCTGATGTTGCAGGGCCTGTTCCAACTGATGGTAAGTTGTTAGAAACGTATACGCGGAAACCATTCCACTTGTTCATTACTAAGCCGTTACGTAAAGCAGAACCTTCACCGAAGTCAGCGTTTAAGAAACGTGAATCTTCGTCCATTAATACTTCAAGCATTACTGGGTCGATTACGATCCATCTGCCTTCTTTATCAACATTGTTTTGGTCTAATAGACGACCCATACGGTTGATAAGCATTACTGGTGAAGCGTATGCTGTTGGAAGAGCTGTCGCTCCTGGTAGACGTGCTGCTACTGGGATTGAGTGATCTCCTGCAGAAGTTGTTGTGATGTTACCGAAGTCACCTTTTTTCAACTTCATTGATGCTAATAGTTCGTCAGAACCTGCAGCTGAGTCAGCTTTAGTACCGTTAACGATGTTGTTAACTGCATCAGCATTTGCATGTAAAGCAGACTGTTTGTAACCTGACAAGTAACCAAGAACTTCTTGATCTAATTGGTCAGCTAAACGGAACGCAGCACGGTTAGTTGCTAAGTCCATGAAGTTTACATGTGAGTGTGCTTCTTCGATATCGTCGATTTTAAATGCAAAGTAGTTTGCTTTGTCGACTGTTAAAGAAAAGTCTGCATCGTCCAAGTCTTGTGGAGCAATCTGTGTTCCACGCTTGTATGCTGATACTGAAATTTCAGGTTCTTTGATAATTTTAACTGTATCACCTTGAGAAGCTATTTCACCGAAATAGTCTGAGTTAGTGATGTCGTTACAGATGCTCTTCTTACGGAAAGCAAGTTGTACTTTCTTTGAATAGATAACTGAAGAGAAGTTACCATTTGGCAGGTTTGTATGTCCTGATTCTGCTGCAAAAGCCATGATTAATATCCTTTATGATTTGGCTTGATAATAAAGATACTTAATTGTATCTCGGTTAAATGAACCTAAAACAATCTGGATAAGGGGCTGAGTTTTCAAGGGTGCAATTAGGTCAACTTGCCAGTCTTACTAATCGGGCCTTTATTGTCAGGTAATTCTTAGAGATTTATTAGTGTTCTTTGACTCTTTGAGAGTCTTTGAAGATGCCCTATATGACCACGCATATCGGTCTGTTAGGACATCAACAGTTATACCATACTTGTACTTGTCTGTCAAGCACTTATTTAAGTATGTTGGTATTAACGAGCTTTGCCTGATACGTCGTAAATGAACTTACCAGATGCCATAGCTGCTTGTATTTTCTCGTAGTTATCTTCAAACTGTTTATCAGTCATCTTAGACACTTGAGATTCTTTAATCATTTGACCAGAACCGTCACTATCTACAGCAGGTGTACCACGCTTAGTTACAGTCTTAGCTGCATCTTTAGTAGCTTTCTTCTTAGCTGCAGGTGTTAGGTTGTTGTCTACTTTATATAAGTCAATAACTCGTACAACACTAGCTGCATCATCTGAGTTTTCATATAAGGCATCACGTACCCACTTAGGTTGGTCTTCTACCCAGTCATGGAACTTGTCTGAGTCTCTTAACTCATCGAAGTCTGCATGTGACTTACGGATAATTGTTTCTGCTTTAGTTCTTTCAGCTTCATATGTAGCTTCATCAAACTCACGTAGTCTTTCTTCTGCTATAGCAAACTTCTCATCTGCTTTCTTAGATGCAATAGTTTCTACTATAGCTGCTACGTCTGGGTACTTCTCTGCCCATGCTTCAATGTCTTCATCTGAACTAGGAGCTCTAAGAGGAGCTGTTGACTGTGCTTCTAGCTTCTCTTTCCATTCTTTCTCTTTATCAGCCATGTGGCGACGGAGATCACCATAACGCTTCTTAAAAGACTTCTCTTCTCTACTTAAGTTCTCATCAGACTCTTCTTCTTCTGACTCTACTGGTTCTTCTGTTACTTCTTCAACAGCTTCTTCTACTTCTTCTTCTGCTGTCTCTGGTGTTTCACCGTTTTGCTCTGCCATCAGAGCTGCTAACTCTTCCTCATCCTTTTTCATACGAGCTTGTTTAACTGCGTAGTTACTACCTCTTGACATCATTGCCTCTTGAGTATCTACATTCTTTACCATATCTTGAGCCATATTATATATCCTTTTATTTATGTTGGGGTCAGCCGTAGCTGAGTGGCCTTAGTTATTTAGGAGTTGATGAGGGCTGCTCGCCCCCACCTTTAGTAGTATTATTTCTTAGTTGGTTTAGAAGCTAGTCCACCTTTGTTATACATATCTCTTGCATACTTAGGTTTCTTAGGACTTGCCTTTGTTCTAACTGTTCTAGCTTTAGGTTTAACAGTTGATGATGAACTGTTAGTACGCTTTGCTCTAGCATCGTCTGTTGTATCTCTAGCATACACAGGTTTCTTAACAATAGGAGACTTACCTGCAGGTTTGTTTGAACTCATGCTAGGTCTTGCATATACTGGAGCTTTTGAAACACCTTTAGTACGTCTTGCTCTAGCATCATCTGTGTTATCTCTAGCAGAAGTAGCTGAACGAGTTCTTGCCATTCTACGATCATCTAAACCTTTAGGAGCTGACTCTGTTGCTGCTTTATTGCCTCTAGCAAATACTCTACCATCACCTGATGATGTGTTGCTTGCCATACGGTTGCCCTTCATCATCTCAGTCATACCGTAGTTACCCATAGCCATCTTAGTTAGAGTTGTAGTTGAGTCAAAGAACCCACCTAGTTTTAACTTGTTAGACTCAGCGTATCCACCTGCAGCTTCACGTAACTTAGTAGCTTGATCTGTATAGCCGTGTGATTCTAATACAGCAGCGTTAGCTAATACTTCAGCATGTTTCTGTGTTTTGAATATCTTACCAAAGATACCGTTGTCGAAGAATCCAGATACCGCACCTGCAGCTTTCTCTAAGAAACCTTTTTCTTCATCTGTCTCACCCATGTTAAGTGTATCTAAAGATTGTTCCATAAGTACAGCAGGGTCTGTGTAGTCGTACTTTTTCATCCAAGCTTCTGGATCATGTTGAGGTTTGTTACTGCTACTTCCTCTGTCTCTGTTATCTTCTGGAACACAAGTATTAGTAGTTGTATCTAAAACATAACCTGGAGGACATGTAACAGGAGCTGAAGCTACTGGAGCTGTAGGAACTGTAGGTATCTCAGGAGCACCTACAGTTGTAGGAGCAGCACCAGTTGTACCTGACTCTACAGAAAACCCTGGTGTGTATGTGTAAGGGTTATAGTTGCTTGTTGTACCTGTTGAGTTTAAGTCAGCAGTACCACCTTCATTGAACTTACGAGGTCCTGACATTCCTTTTACTTCTGGCCCTACATTGTCATCTTGCATGTAGATACCTTTTGCTTTTAATAAGTTAGATACTGAAGGGTCAGACTTAGCGGCTGCCTTTACTCGATCTATAATGCTGTTTACGTCTGAGTCTTTCATTACCATTCCACCTGTTGCATAACCATCTAGGTTAATTAAATCTTCATCTGACACACCTTGAGGAGCTTCATCTACAGGTTCACCACCCATACGTCCATCCTCTTCCATGCCTTCTAATCCTTCTTTAGCTTTAGCTCTTAGTTTCTCAAAGTGAGCTACACCAAAGTACTTTACTACATCAGCAGGTACAACGTACTCACCTGATGATAGTTGTGCAGGGATATCATCCCTTACATCTTCTGCATTAGAACCAGGAGGAACATCGTTCCCTGATACTGGGTCTACGTCTACACCGTCAGTAGCTAAACCACCTTCTTCGTAGAGCTTATTATTCTTACTCTTCATCATTGTTAAAAAGTCTCCGTTCTTTCTCCGTTGATTTTGTCACGTAATTGTTTTAAGCTACGTAATGCTTTTATTTCACCTTGTAGTCGGTGTAGTTCCAAGGGTTCATCCCTTTGTTCTAACTGTTTATATGCGAAGTTAATCCGTATATCCAACTCTTCTATAAAAGCATCGTACAGTGTTTTATCATTTACTAATTGTTTGAGAATCATTAAAGTTCCTATCGGTTGACTATAACTCCTGGCTATATACCATACAAACCAGGAGTTGTCAATAGTTATTATGTAAGACCTGGTATAGTTACCGTTTCAAAGTCATTTGATTGCATGTTATTTAACTGCAGCTTAGTATAGTTCTGGTCGTTAGCTCTAACTTCGTTTCTTATGCCATTCGCATAGCTATCAGAACCACCATCACCCATTAAGTATATCATATTTGAAAGATAACCATAGACATAATCATTAGCGTTATAAGTACCAGTCTGAACACCGGTATATTCCCTAACTAGCTGTCCAACTCTGTAATCGTCTTCCCATTTCTTAGGGTCTGTAATCATCATTTTGATTTCAGCATCAGTAGGCATAGCTACTTGAACGTTACTATAGATAGTAGCGTTTAAGTTAGTAATGACCATAGATGCAACTTTACCGTGGAAGTTTCGGTTTCCTTCACGACCACCAATGCTAAAGTTACCGATGACAGCCCTATCCATTCTGTAACCAGTGCTTGTCCAGTTACCTGAAGTACACAAGTTAGAACCTACAGCATTGAATGAATCAGCACTGCTCATA